TCTGTGCTGAATCATCATCTTTTGCTCCATGCTTAATTCGTTTAGTTCAGCTTGTGTGTATTCTTTATCGAACAGCTTATATGTCGGTTCTTTTTCTTTTTTCGGCATATTGTAACTCCTTTATTTGCTTTCTAATGCTTCCACTTTTGCGGAAAGTTCTTGTACTGCTTTGACGAGATACATATTCAAATCGTGCGGTGTGAATTGTAACATATCTTCAACCAAGACTTCTTTTTCTTCGGCAACCGCTTCCACTGCTTCAATAGCCTCAACTGCTTCAATCGCTTCAGATACCAACTGTTCTTCGGTTACTTCTTCAATCGCTTCTTGTTTTACACTTGGAATTTTATCAAGCAAGTCCTGTTTAGTATCACCCGAATTGTACTCAAGTGAGTATTCATCCATAAAAGATTTGATTTCATCTTTCGTATTATCAACAGTAGGCAATTCAACATCCCAAGCCATTTCTTCTTGAGCTTCGGTTGTTACGACTGTTTCGTAAACTGCATCTTGAGCTTCGACTGCTTCCACAGCTTCTACACCTACAACTGCTTCCACAATCACCTTTTCAAGATTGCTGCATATACTAACAGCATTGGGAAATACCTCTGCGTATTCCTGTGCGATAAATGAATTGTAAGTTTTATCAGAACTTAATTCTGAATGCTGTTCAAGATAATCTTCGGAATAATTGAATGATACAGGTCGCAGTTGATTGATTTTATCAAGACCGCCTTCAATCGTTTCAACATTCGTCTTAATTCGTTCATCGGAAGTATTTGTCCAAGCTGTTCCTGTGCTTAATCCAGCCGAGCCAGTTACATCAAGTTTGTGCGAACCGCTGGGTGTCATTGCAATTCCTACGTTTTGACTGGCATCAATTCTCATTGCTTCAGTTCCAGTACCAGATTCAAACACTACCTGACCAGAACTTTGACAAGCACCAACTGTGAATATTCCTGTACTTTGAACATTTGTAATTCGAGCCGCTTGGGTATCTTCTTCTACTCCAAACATAATAGCACCAGTTTGGTTAGCTTCTGTTAGTATAGAAATTCCAGTAGCACCACTACCTTCTATTACTAATTCATCTGCATTAGCATGAGCAGTTACAGAACCAGCAGTTGCAGAATGAATATGTAACCCAGCTCCATCGGGACTCGCAGTTCCAATTCCGACGTTTCCAGTAGATGAGTCTAAATACATCATTAATGGTTGACTACTTGCGTGACCACCATAAAACAATAAATCATCTGACAATGCACTAATTAATGGAGGTAGTGTAGAACTGCCATTGTCTTTTAATTGTATTCCAGCATAAGCGTCTGTTGATTCAACTCTTAAAGGTTGATTGTCGCTACTTGAAATGTGAAGTGGTTTTGCTGGAGCATCAATTCCAATTCCTACCCTCGTTGTTGATATTGAAAGAGCTGAATCTGTATCTGCACTATCTTGTATATAATATGCAGTTGCATCTGCACCCATAGTGTCGTTGGTTATTCTTAATAATTTTAAATATGTACTGGCTATTGTACTTCCTGTTAATGCCATAATATTTTCCTATTTGTTAAAATTTTAAACAATGTCTTCCCACTTTCGATGTTCGTTCTCCCATGTGTCATTTATTTTGTTCCATAAATCTCTGGCAAGACGGGCTGTTTGGGTAACCATAGATGTAATTCTTAATCTTAATCCTAACATATTAGCCTACATATGCAACGACTTTGCCTGAAGCTAGGGTGAATCCTGTCCACCTACCGAAGATGGTCATGCCTTGAGGAAAGGTTACGCTATCAGATGCTGCACCTGCGTTTGAATCTATAGATGTACCAGTTCCAGCATCATCTGGATATAACTGCTCTGTTTCTGCAATCAGACCACCGCTTCCACTTGCGAAAACTGAATCTTCTATGAATTGGATTGCTACAAAAACGCCTATAGCGTTAGTACAGGCAGTAGTTCCTGTTACGAGTATTGAGCCAGATTGACCCAGTGATAAGTTTTGAGCTTCAGATACGCTAAATTGTGTCATCTTTTTTCTCCTTAGTTATGATGCCTTACCGAGCTTGACAACTCTCATGGGCATCTTGGTTATTTAAAATTTGACGGTAAAATCGCTCTAGTCCCGCCCGTCTTATCTCTTTTTTTCATTCCAAATCTTTTAACAGCCTCATCCCATCGTTTCTGATGCATCATAGACATATTAATACTCACTGCCGATGCATTAGGGTCATGACTCTTTCCGGCTGAATCCATATACAAACATCTTTTTACATAATCAACCAATGCCAGATGCAGTGAATTATCTATATCAGGAACATCGCTTAACGATGATACATTATTCGGTTCAGCATAATAATAAAGTAATATACCATCAGTGACTGCTTCCTGTATTGCTTTCCATTCTTTTCTTGCGGTTGTATTTGCATTACCACTACTATCAACACTTGTAATTAAACAAAATGAATCACCCTCTATAAACCATCTACAAGAACTATCTGGGTATGATATATTACTAGCCATTATTCACTATCCGGAGCTTTTAATACCGATTCACTTGTAACATCTGTCAATAATATATTCGTATCCAATAATCTCGGTATCTGTATATAATCACCATCATCATCCATAAAATAAACCTTAAAAATCTTATTTACCTCTAATACATTATCAGATGAATCTTTAGCTGCATCTCCTAAATCATACCACATCTGGTCAGCAACTGTACTAATTTTAGCGTGTACTACTTTTGAATTGTACATACCGGCTTCCACCAACGCATCATTAATCAAATTCATAATATAATTTTCAGGAGTGCCTGGAAATACTTGTCTAACTCTAGAAATAATTTGCTTAACTGTCATTGAATGTACAGCCATCACTTCAACCTAGCTAATTCTTTTTGATAATCATCTTTTAATTGAGCAATTACAGGATTTAATAATTCTATATCTTCCTCATTAGCCAGCATATATTCAGCTGCTTTTATAGCAGCGGAAAGAACAACAGTCCGTTCAGCCTCATCTGGAAATACAGATATCGCAGTAGCATTATAAGCTACAGATGGGTATTGAACTTCAGAATATTTACAGGAACCGCCCACTGGCAATACATCTATTGAATTATTTTCAACATAATATACAGGGTCAGTGACAGTAGCATAATTCATATCTTCAGAATCTGAAAACCTTCCCTTTTGAAAAGAATCAACTTTTCTACAAGGCTGGTCAATATCTCCATCATTTCTGAACACTTCTAATATTTTACCAGTATTTAAAGTGTCAGCACTACCAGATGTAAATGTCTGCTGACTTGCACAAAGTTTAAGTAAATCTTCAGGTAATGCACTTATAACTTCTTTCGCAGAATCTGTAAGCCATTGAGTCGTATGAACTCTATATGTTTCCCCAGTCGGAGAATCAGTATTATAATCAGCATTAAAACCAGTTAAAGCACTTATCTCAGCTGCAAAATCCCAAGCCATTATGTACTCGCTACAAAGACTTCAACATCACAAGCAGCTGTATCAGCAGCACAAGTTATATCAACTAAATCACCGAATGAATTAGGAGTTATTCCAGCAGCATCAGCAGAATCCATAGTATCTTTTACTCCACCCAATAAATCGGCACAATATAAAAAAGAACATCCTTTATCAACTTTTACACCAAACTCATCATTATTTTCATTTTTTAAAACCAATGCGATATGATTAGTACTATCTAAATTTGTAATTCTTATATATCTAACATTATCCTCATCGAATTGACCTGCTAAATATGTTTTAGATAATTCAGTATTATAAGCTGCTCCAAATCCAAGTAATCCAATCTCATCAGTACCTATATTAACAATTCTTTTTACTATAGACGCAATACTCCCAACTTCTAGTACTCTTTTAGAACCATAATCTTGATTTTCAAGTATAATATCTTCTTGTATTTTAACTTTTAGTGTACCAGCCATTATTTCTTCTTCTTTTTACTAGGTTTCTTCTTTTTTAAAGCTCTTTTATGCTCTTTTAAAGCTTTCTTTCTTGCTTTACCTTTTTTACCAATATAATGTTTAGGCATATTTTCTCCTATTCATATCTTCGATATCTTTTTCTATAGTTGTAGTTCTAAATTCGATATCAGTTCTTTTCCCAATCTCACTCATCATATATAAGTTTGTAGTAAACTTAGATTCAGATGACCGCTTACCACACTTCCGGCAATAAAACCATTCGTCTGGATTAGGTACTTTACAATTTATACAATTCTTCATAATTCTTTTAGGGTTTCGGGAGCCGCCTTTTATTGACAGCTCCCACAGTACCCAAAAACTGTTAACCCTTATTTATTCGGATTAAAGTACGCTATACTCAATCTGACAAGTAAACCTTCCAGCTGTTACATCAGC